ATGTATCTGCAGCAGGACATGTTACATTCGCTGCTGGTGCTATTGATAATGATCAATTACAAAACAGTAGAGTTTCCTTTGCTGATGGCAACACGAAAGAGGACTTCGACCTCGACCAAGAACTAACTGCTACTACAGGATACCGTGGATTTAATTATCTCAACTATGTCAAGGTTAATGATACAAGCGGTAATCTACTGTTTGGTGCGAATAATACTGGTGATAGTGGTGCTGGAGAAGTTGATATTAACGCAAGACTTTATTTCAGTGATGCAGACATTACCCTCGATGGGGCGGTTGCACAAACTTTAGATAAGACTGGAGATGGTAATCTAACATTCCAGACTACACAGAACTCAACATCTGCTAGATCTTTAAGTATACTTGCAACTAACTCTGGTACTGGTACAAGTACAGTAACTATTTCTGCAGAAGATGTAGTTGATATAGATGCATCAGATGCTGGTGGTAAAGTTCATGTAGAGAACTTAAGGTTCCAAGGTAACTACATGGGTGGTACTGGTGATATTTTAATTGACCCTAATGATGATAGAGATGTTACAGGTCTAGTAACTATAAGAGGAAATTTACAAGTTGATGGAACGACTACAACAATTAATTCAACCGTTACTACGTTGGATGATCCTATTATTACTCTTGGCGGTGATACTGCTCCAGGTTCAGATGATGGTAAGGATAGGGGAGTTGAATTCAGATATTACGACACACAAGCAAGAGTTGGATTCTTTGGTTACGACGATTCGGCCACTGATCTTGGAGGCCATTCAGGAGCGTTCTCATTCATCTACGATGCCACAAATACCTCCGAGGTATTCGCTGGAACAGATGCAGGGATCATCGCTGGTAACTTAAAACTAACAACTAATACTAACTCAACCTCAAATACTACTGGAGACTTAGTAGTTGCTGGTGGAGCTGGTATTGGAGATGATGTTAATATTGGTGGTTCAGTAGATATTGATACCAACCTAACTGTTCATGGTACAACTCTCCATGATGATAATATTGTTATCCAAGGTGCTTCCAAGGTTCTACAATTAAACAATGGTAGTGGAACTAATAGAGTAGAACTACAATCAACAACTGGTAATGCATCATTCTATGGTGTTGTTGATATAACTAACAACCTTAACATTAATTCTAATAAGTTTAATGTTGTAGCAGCATCTGGTAATACTGCTATTGCTGGTACTCTAACAGTATCTGATGAGACTATAGTTAAAGCAGATAATAAAACCTTTAAAGTTCAAACTGCTGCTGGAGTAGATAAGTTTGTTGTTGATACTGATAATGGTGATACTAATACTGAAGGTAAATTAAATGTTGCTGATCTAGTCTATCTTGAATCTACAGATGAACCTGATATTTTATCTGGTGCTCCACATACAATTCAGAATTCTGATTATGGTGCGTTAAGAGTAGATGGTGGTGGATACTTTGAAAAGGATGTATTGTTTAATGGTGACATCTATCTGAATGGTGACTTTAACCAGCAAGAAGACGCAACTGAGAATTATGGTTTAAGAAACTACCTATCTGTCCGATATAAACTACGTGCTGGTTCTGTTGGTGTATACACTCCAAGTTATTCAAACCATAACACTTCTAACTTAAGAGTCTTTGGTGGTGCTGGTGTTAACACAACACTACACGTTGGTGGTACTGGATCTGGAGAAGGTTTATTTGTAGGTAAGAAAAACACTGGAGACACAGTTAAGTTTAGTGTTCTAGGTGCTACAGGTAATACAGATATTGTAGGAACTCTAACAGTTGGTGATAACTCAGAATTTAATGGTACTGTTGATGTTGATGCAGACTTTGCTGTTCGTTCTGGTACAACTGATAAGTTTACTATTGCTTCTACTACTGGTAATGCAGTAGGTGAAGGAGATCTAAACATTAAAGGTGCTGGTGATTTTGATACTACACTTAATGTTGATGGTGCTACTACATTAAACGATGATGTTACCATCAAGGCAGATAATAAAGATTTCAAAATTCAAAATGCTGCTGGTACAGAAGATAGATTTACTGTTGACACACAAACTGGTGCTACCTTTATTAAGACTTCATTAGTTACTGGTACTGGAGCTGGTTCTCCTTCTGTCAACGTGTTTAAAGGTAGGTTAACTGTTGATGGAACAGTAACCAATGATATGTTCCAGGTTAATGCTACTGACGGAAACTATGCATTCCATATCAACTGTAATGATAAGACTTTATCATCTCAAGGATTAGCTCACTTCTATCAAGGAGTTGATATTGCTACTGGGTTCCAATGCTCTTCTGTATCAAACTTTGATAACACTACACAACAAGACATATCAAGTTCCTTCACTATGGATGGTGCTGTAAGACTTGATGGTGGTCTTGCTGTTACTAAACAAACTGCTTTTGGTGCTGATGTAAGATGTTATGCAGATCTTATAGTAACTCAGAATGCTGATTTCAATGGCGAACTTGATGTTGCTGAGATGATCAACATTAGTAGTACCTATGATGTGACATCTTTCAATGATAGTACGGCTTCATTGAAAGTAGATGGTGGTGCTAGAGTTACTAAGAATAGTTGGGTTGGTGGAGATTTTGTAGTTTATGATAATGCTAATGCTAGAAATGCCTTTAAGGTAACTAATGCTACTGGTGATGCACAATTGTTTAATGACCTTACTGTTGGTGGTAACCTAATAGTCAATGGTACAACTACTACTGTCAATTCTACAGTAACAACTGTAGATGATCCTATTATGACTTTGGGTGGAGATACTGCACCTACAAGTGATGATGCTAAAGACCGTGGTATTGAATTCCGTTATTATGATAGTTCTGCTAAGATTGGTTTCTTTGGATTTGATAACTCATCAAACCAGTTCTCATTCTTAACAGACGCAACAAATACTTCTGAAGTACACGCTGGTACAGACGGTGCTCTTAGAGCTGGTTCTTTAAATCTTACTGGTGCTGGTACTTCACTTGATGTAGATAACAATGCAAATATTGATGGCACTCTAACAGTTGATGGTCAAGGTATTTTCCAAATTGCTGATGGTACTGCTCCATTTGTTATTACATCTACAACTAAAGTTAATAATCTAAACGTTGATCGTTTGGATAATATGACAACTGCAAGTGCAAACACTGCATCCACAGTTGTTAACAGAGATTCTTCTGGAGACTTTGCTGCCAATCAAATCACTGCTGCTAGTGCTGCTGGTGCTGGTGCAGGTTTCTTAGGTAACGCAACTACTGCTGATGCATGGAAGACTGCTAGAGTATTAACAATTGATGGTGTTGTAAATGGTAATATATCAATTGATGGTAGTGCTGCTGTTACTCTTACAACTACTTACGATGATGCTGATATAACTGCACTTGCTGCACAGTCTGGTACTGGATACATGGTCAGGACTGCTGCAAACACTTATGCTCATAGAACATTTGGTGTGACAGCATCTTCTGGTATTACACTTACTAATGCTGATGGTATATCAGGTAACACAACAATTAACGTTGCTTCTGCAAGTACAAACGCTGCAAACAACTTAGTCATTCGTAATGCTTCTGGAGACTTTGCTGCTAATGAAATTACTTCAGACTTAGTTGGTAACCTTACAGGTGCTACTTCTACTACTAAGGATCTTAATCCTGCTGCAGATAGCACATATGATCTTGGTACATCTTCTGTTAGATGGCAAGGAATCTTTGCAGATGCTGCAAATATAACTGCTATTACTGGTGCTTTAACTGGTAATGTAACTGGTCAAGTTTCAGATATTTCTAATCATGATACAGGTGCTTTATCAGAAGGATCTAATTTATACTTCACTAACGAACGTGTAGATGATAGAGTTAATGCTCTTATAGTTGCTGGTACAGGTATCACTAAGGTTTATGATGATGCTGCTGGAACTTACACTCTTACAGTTACACAGGTAGATGTTAATACCGATAATGTAACAGAAGGTTCTACAAACCTATTCACTACTGCTGCAAGAACTAGAACACACTTCACATATGGTACTGGTATCACACATGATGGTTCAGGTGCTCTTTCTGTAACACAGGCAGATATTAACACAGATAATGTAACAGAAGGTTCTACAAACCTATTCACTACTGCTGCTCGTACAAGGACACACTTTACATATGGCACAGGTATCACACATAATAGTGGTACTCTTAGTGTTACTCAGGCAGACATTGATACTGATAACGTAACTGAAGGATCCACTAACGTATTCTTCACTAATGCTAGAGCAGATGCACGTATTGCTGCTGCTGATACTGATGACTTATCTGAAGGTTCAACAAATCTTTATTATACAGACGCAAGAGCAAATGTAAGAGTTGCAGCTGCAACTGGAGCAAACTTAGATTTATCAAGTAAATCTACAACTAATCTTTCTGAAGGAACTAATCAATATTATACAGAAGCAAGAGTACAAGCAAAACTTGATAATGCCTTTGAGCAATTGAGTGCAATGCTTAGTAATCTTTCAACTTCAACTACTCTAGTACTGAATTTATCTGGAGATCCTACACCAGGAACTGTTGTAAGTCTTGGATCAATTTCTAACAATGGTGTTGGTGGATTTAGTAATGCAACTGGAGTTGCTACGAGTGGAGGTACTGGTTCTGGGTTAACTGTTGATACCACTATAACTGGTGATGTTATAACAGGTATTGCATTAAATGCTGCTGGCTCTGGATATGAAATTGGTGATACATTAACTATTACTAACCCTAATCTTGGTGGTGTTGATGCTCTTAACTTAGGTACATTATCAGGTGGTACTGGATATAGTAATGCAACTGGTGTTGCAGTGACAGGTGGTGGTGGATCTTCATGTACTGTTGATATCACAACCTCTGGTGGTGCAATTACCAACGTTACTATCAATGATGCTGGTACTGGATATAGTGCTGGAGATACTTTAACAATCGCTAATGCTAATGCTTCAGGCATTAAGACTACAGGAAACGTTGGTGCTGCTGATGCAGCAAGGACTCCTGGTACATATAGTATTGGTGCTTCTGATTATATTACTCAGGCATCTGGTAGTGGAGCAACATTCACTGTTGTGATTGCAGTTGGTGGTGGGGCAACTATTGTTACTACTGATGACGGTACAGGATTTATTGTTGATGAAACAATAACTATTGCTGATGCTCAATTAGGTGGTGGTGGTGCTGCTGATCTTACTTTTGATGCTACAGCAATTCATGGTAACGGTGCATCTGTTGATGTTTCAACCGTATTCGTTAATGCAACCTTCGCACTTGCTGACATCACAACGATGGAAGTTGGTGCAACCGTTACAGGTGGTACTTCAGGTTCAACAGGAGTTATCACTGCTCTAGGTGCTACTTCAGTCACCGTTGATAATGTTGATGGATTCTTCAAGAAGGGAGAAACCGTTGGTGCTAATGATGTTACTAACTTGACTATCCAATCATTCGCTTAAAGATAAATGTCTGCTACAAGACCAGCTACTAAAACTGAATTAAAAGATTATGCTCTACGTAGGTTAGGATATCCTACGATAGACATTAACGTTGCTACTGAGCAGTTAGATGACTTAGTGGAAGAAGCAATTGATTACTATCAAGAGTATCATTATAACGGAAGTTATAAATCTTGGATGAAAATTGAAGTTACTGATGCAATTAAAACTGCTGCAAAATCAGAAACTCAACAAGGTTCTACTGCTTGGTATGGTGTTAATAACTATGTTTCTACACCACCTGGAATGCTAGGGATTAATCATGTTTACACAAACATTGGTGCATCTAGTATTGTTCCTGGTAATATATTTAATATTAAGTATCAGATATTTTTAAATGATATCTATGCCATGACTCATGGACAGATATTACATTATTATATGACTTCCCAATATCTTGAAACTTTAGATTGGGTAACCAATTCTCAAGCCAATCGTAGAATTGGATGGAATGAACATGGTGGTAAGTTAAGTCTTGATATGGATTGGGACCAAATTACTACTGGTGATTATATTATGGTTGATTGTTTAATGCGTCAAGATCCAGAAACAAATACAGGAATGTATAATGATAACTGGTTAAAAGATTATGTGGAAGCACTTTTCCAGCAGCAGTGGGGTCGCAACTTAAGTAAGTATGATGGCATACAAATGTTAGGTGGAGTTACACTTAATGGTCGTCAAATCTTAGAAGATGCATCTACGTTTAAACAGGACATGGAGAAAGAACTCCGTGATCGTTATGAACTTCCACCTATAGATTTAATAGGTTAATATGGCATATTCAAATACTCCAGCACAGGATTACGTACAGTCTGACTATACTAATTCTGCTAGATTAAACATTAATGGTTCTGCTCAAGAGCAGAAGTTTATGGAAAACCTAGTTGTAGAAAGCATTGAAATTTACGGGCAAGATATTTACTACGTGCCGAGAACTATTGTCAACCGTGATAACGTCTTCGGAGAGGACTCTGATGGCAAATTTGAAAGTGCCAAAGCGATTCGTGCCTATGTCAATAATGTTGAAGGATGGGAAGGACAAGGCGAGCTTCTTACGAAGTTTGGAATCCGCATCGAGGATAAGACGACGTTTATATTCTCCCGTGAAAAATTTAAAGAAAAGTTCTATTAACAAT